ACAGAAGTCAGAATCACTAACACCCAGAGAAGCAGAGATACCTTCAAGAATCTTTTGCTCGGTCTTAGCAGTGGGATACTCCTGCTCAAAGGTTACAGGGAATCGCTCAAGGAATGCTTCATTCAGTACATTGGTACCGATGAAGCGACCGTCATCAGAACCTTTACCCTTGGTGTTAGCGGTAGCAATGACGTTGAATCCAACAGCAGGTTTAACGAACTTACCAATCTTCTTCAGGAACACACCCTTACCTTCAAGGATGGACTGGAGGCAGAGGATTTTATTGCTAGCAAGGTCAATTTCATCGAGTAGCAAGATTGCTCCCCGCTGGAGTGCTTCCACGACAGGTCCGTTATGCCAAACAGTTGCCCCATCGACAAGACGGAAACCACCAATAAGATCGTCTTCATCAGTTTCAATAGTAATATTTACACGAATCAATTCACGCTTCAGTTGAGCGCAAGCTTGCTCCACACCGAACGTTTTACCATTACCAGAAAGTCCAGTGATGAAAGTAGGATAGAAAAGACGGGATTCAACAATCTTGCGAATATCACCAAAGTTACCAAACTTGACGAAGGTATCATCTTTCTCAGGAATAAGGTTTTGCTCAACAGCAGGAATAGCAGCAGGTGCTTTTACAGTCTGCTCAAGTTGCTCTCGTGCTTCTTGAATAGTCAGATTCCACTTACCACGACCAGTCTTGAACTGATCGATTTTCTTAGTAACGGTCTGGTAGTTAGAACCATTCATAGCACACCAAGCACGAATTTCGGCGGCAGTCACAGACTCTCCATACACTGCTTGAAGAGAGGTGCGGATGTAGTCAGCGGAGATGGTCATGATGTCGTTTGTGTTTTTCAACTGAAGTTATTATACAAGAAAAAAGGGGGTCGTATGACCCCCCGTGTGACAGTTCAAGAATTGGACAGGTGGTCTTTCAACTCTTCAACCAATTTAGTTCTGCTATGTCTTCTATCCAATTCAACACCATGCTTTCTACCATAAGCTTCCAGTTCTCTCTTGCTCATAGTATCTAAATCAACAACTACCACTTCATCTTCGGCAGTTGCTTCCTCAACAACAGGTGCTGGTTCGGGAGCTGGTGCAGGAGCTGGTGCTACTTTCTTACCTCCCAGTAATTCTCCAAATCTAGACATTTTTGATACCTATATTATAGAAATATTTATCAGGCAACAAGTTCAACAAACTCCCCAAGGATCTTCTTATTCATTTTCTTGGACTTGAGACTCTTAGCAAAAGCAGATTTGATTTGAGTTTTGGTAGCATCTTCCTTCACCTCAAACTCAGCATCCTGAGCGAGAGCATTTGCAGAAATACCAAAATAAGTAGTGTAACCAGAAGACTTGATGCTGAAAGCACGCTCCTTCTTCCAAGTGCTCATAGTCTTTTCATTTTCTGGACCAAAGTATCCACAATAACGACGAATAAAACTACCAGCGTCACGTGATTCAAGCACACGAATACCGATAAAGTTGATGTTCTTAAAGTTATCACGGAGATTGCGAAGCAGAACATCGGTAAATTCATACCACTCACAATCAAGAGAGTAAGTCATACCAGTCTTACGATCACGGAGGAAAGAATTAGGATAGATGTTAGAAGTTCCCATAAAAGGTTCCTTCTCAAAGTGTCGCTGAATTTCACGGTGATACTTACACATTGCTGCCTCACCATCAGTCAGTACAACACATTGAACTTTCTGCAGTTTGTTCTCCTTCTGGAACTTAGGAAGAATCTGGTGCAAAGCAATCAGAGTTTCATTCAAAGGAGTTCCTGAAAGACTCAGACCATATGGAATGTTATAACGAACATGAGAATTCCAGCGGAAAGCATTAGCAAGACGGAACAAATTCTTCATCTGTTCTTCCAAGGTCTTAGCGTTGGTTTTACTAGTAAGCATATTCATCAAAGAGAACCACTCACCAACCTGAACCAAACCGTCCTTCTTGGTATAAGCGAGTTCGCGCAAGATTGATTTTCCATCCTCACTATAAGAAACCAAAGGGTAGTCGCTGGTAAAGGCATAAACCTCAAACGGAATAGCAACTTTCTTGCAGAACCACACAAGGTTGAAAAGTTGCTTGACAGTATCTAGCATCACATCGCCCATAGAACCAGACCAGTCAAGAATGAACACCAGACCATGATTCTTGCCATCAGCAAGAGTGGTTACTTTCTTGAAAAGGTCTTCGTTGTACTTATAGGTATGAAGTTTAGTGCAGTCAAGAACACCAGTACGGGCAGTAGAAGCACGAGCATAAGAGTCTGCTGCTTTCTTGCACTCAAACTCTTTCACCAGATAGTTGACTTCCTTCTGTGCAGAACGCTTGAACTCCACAAACTTCTTATCAACTTCACCAAAGACATCTTCGTAAGAGTATTCTTGTTCCTCAATCCAAGCACTCCAATATTCAGAGCATTTGTCATGAATCTCATAGTTTGGAACAATAATTTTATTCAGGTCAAGTTTAGGCAACTCAAGATAAACATTCTCAGGACCACCATTCTCAACTAGTTGTTTGAGTGCTTCCTCAAGAGACTCCATCGTCTTGACTTCAGGTTCTCCATCAACATCACCACCCTGATAACTGGGAGTGTCCAAGTCAGCATCATCCGCAGTGTCACCAGAAGATTCTTCAGTCTCTCCATCATTCTCACCCTCAGGTTGGTCAGAAAAATCAGAAGCAGGTTGGTTACCACCACTCTGTTGAGATTCCAAAGAATCCATGGGAGTCTTCATCTCTTCTTCCTGCTTTTTCTTACAGAACTTATAGAGAAACTCTGCTGCGATAAGAACATCAGAGAAAGTTTCACACTCACCAATCATACGAACGATAGGCATCTCATCAAATTCCGCAAAAGGAATATCAACAAAATTACCAATCTTGTAATACAGATTTACCTTATCGGCAAGATTATATTCTTTTACATCATCATCACCGATTTGGAAGAAGTCTTGTTCGGCAAGCTCTCTGTATCCGTTGTAGAAGGTCTTGGAAAGACCAGCATAACGACGCTTCATCAGTTTCTCAATGCGAACGTCTTCCACCACATTCACAAACTGAGGAGGAACCTTATGAGTCTGCAACCAGTCCTCATCAGGAGTATAGAGAGCATGACCGACCTCGTGACCAACCAGAAGGTCATAGACTGTACCAGTTGCTTTTTCCCACATAGGAAGAGTCAGCACACGAGTATGAACATTGAAACAAGCAGTCTCAACCTTCTTGTGCTCCACCACAAGGTCCTCAGTGGCAAGGAGTTTAGCAAGTTGGGACTTGATTTCGTGTCGAACGGTCATCGGTCTGTTGCGTATGGACCTATTATACAAAAAAAGGAGGTCCGAAGACCTCCCAGTGGACAGTTTTAGAAGTGTCTATCAGTATCCAGACTTCTTCTCACCTTTCTTTTTCTTTTTGCCGTGCTCCATACCACATGACTCAACGATGCTCTGTCTCCACTCTTCACTCATATTCGCCATAATAGCGAGTGCTGCCTCTTCGGTGTCGGCATAACCTTCATCGAGCAGGTGACCCTTGACGATATCAAAGAGGTCTGCTGAGTTATTCAGACCAGTTGGTTTTTCACTTGGACCAACTCCAGCTTTACGCATATGGTCCGCGACTCTTGGTGAAGTTCCCATCTGTCTCTTAGTGCGATTGATGGGAACTCCCATCTTCTCAAGACTACCTTGGATTCCCTTAGTTCCTTTATCAAGGAGTTCAGCAGCCTTCTCTCCAAGACCCTCAGCAACAGTTTCTTCTACAACCTCTTCAGTTTGTGATGTATAAACGCTACCATATGCCTCTCTAAAAAGGCGAAGTTCTTTCGAATTCATTTTTTTATACTTTTTAGTTATTTATTATCTTAAGTAGTTTTGGTAGTTGGTATACCATACTTATCAGCATGTATTTGTTTTCCAAGTTCTTTTGCAGCACCGTGCTGACCTTTCTTGATCAGGTCACGATACTTTTGAAGTCTAGGGTCAACTGGTTTAGGAGGTTCAGGTCTCTTTACTTCGGGTTGAAGTTTTACCTTTGTTCGCTCAACAGGTGCTAATTTTTGCTCAGGTGCTTTAGGTGCTGGTGGTTCCCGCATTGGTTCACCCCGCTCTAAGGCACCAGTCAAGGTTCCGTCTCCTGCAGGTCTTGGTGCCATTACAGCAGCAGCAACTCCACCTGGAGTAATACCTCTAGCAAGACTTGCAAGAGTAGAAAGTGCACCGACAGTTCCTTGTGGAACTTGTGGTTTATTCAAAGCAGTTCTTGCTCTAATACCAGCATCAGCAGGTGGTCTAATTCTTTCGTAAGCAGTTGGTGGTTTTGCTGGACCGATCTTTGGTCTCGCTTTATCTGGTCCAAACTCTGGAACTGGTGCCTGACCAAGTTCTTTAGAAGTAGGAACTCTTGTAACTCCTAACATACCTTGAGTCTGTTTGGGAGTTGTAACTACTGGTTTTGCGTTTGGTGTAGGAGTTCCTGGTCTGGAAGAAACTTGTGCTGGTGGTTTTGGTGGTTTTGGTGCTTTTACTTCCGCAGTCTTTTTCTTGGGAAGCATATCAATAAGTCCAGCCATACCAGCCATTCCTCTAAGAATGATCTCGGTTGGATTTATAAAACCCTGCTCAACCAGTTTGGTCATAGCATAGTGAGCATCTTCGGACGAGAGTCCAATCTCCTCAGTTAGATATGAATAAATCTTATCGAAATTGTCCATCTACACAAACACTTTTTAGGTATTTATGAAACTCTACGACTGAACCCTTTGATCTTATCGAACTTGATAACGCTCTCAAACTTGTCGAGCATATCTTGTTTGTGAGAGATAACAAAGATATTAGCGTCTTTGATGACGTAACGGATAATCTTTAGGAACTCATCGGTGCCGAAACCATCAAGGGAAGAGTCAAATACCTCATCCATAATCAGCAGGTTTGTATTAGCAGAGTTTTTGACTCTCGCTACCTCACGCCAGGTGAAGAGTAGGGATAGGTCGATTCTCATTTTCTCACCC